GGGCGCCAGGCGATCAAGTTCTCGAAGGAGATCATGAAGATCGTGAGTTCCGAATGGTTCAAGGAGCTGTTCGGAGACCACACGCAGGGCGAGTGGAAGCCTGGGTCGGGCACCTTCACGAGTTCGTTGCGCACGCGCCGCGGCATCAAGGATCCCACCCTGGCCAGCGCCGGCGTCGGCGAGGTGCAGACGGGCGCGCACTGGGACGTGATCTTCTACGATGACATCTGCTCGCAGGAGAACACCAAGACCCCCGAGTCGATCGAGTCGCTCTGGGACTGGTTCGGCGAGACGCAGGCGCAGCTCGACCCTGGCATTCTCGCCCCCGATGGCGTGACGATCTGGGGAGGCCTGTCCTTCATGATCGGCACGCTGCACCACTACAGCGACATCTACTGCCGTGTCCTGAAGGACCACGAACTGTTGCAGGAGTTCGACGTCAGCAAGCACGCCTGGGCTGACCCGATCGTCGATCCCGGAGGCACGCAGCAGACCACCCTGTTCTTCCCCAACCGCTTGACGAGGAAGTTCGTCGCCACGCAGAAGAAGAAGCTCGCGCCTCGCCTCTATGCGTGCTTCTACGAGAACCGTCCAACCACCGGCGAGCAGCAGCTCTTCCGCCCCGAATACTTCCGCTGCATCCCGGACAGCAACGTGCCGCAGTCGATCTGGACCTACATCCTGTCGGACTTCGCGTTCATCGCTGACGAGCGGCGCAAGGGCAAGGCTGACCGGACGGTGTTCTGGGTGGTCGCTCTCGACTGCAACCGGGTCGCCTACGTGCTCGACGTGGTGATCGGTCGCTGGAAGCCGAGCGACTCGGTGCGCATCGCTTGCGACCTGTGGAACCGCTACAGCTGGGCGAACCTCAAGGGGCTGACGGTCGAGAAGACCGTCTACAACGAACTCCTGTTGTCGGTGTTCGAGGAGGTGAAGCGGCAGACCTTCGTGGTGCCGCGGATCATCCCGATCGGGGGCCGCACCCAGGAGATCAAGGAGATGCGCATCGAGGCGGCAGAGCCTCGTTGGCGTGCCGGCGACATCTACTTCCTCGATTCTCTCCGGGACAACTGGCGCAAGTGGAAGCCGATGTTCGACGAGATGACCGAGTGGCCGTTCAGCTCGCACGACGACGTGCCGGATGCGATCAGTGACCTCGACAAGAAGAACGAGACCAACCCGCATCACCCGGTGTTCCACCTTCCGCATCCTCCCGCGGGCTTCGCCAACCCGATCGTGCGCCGTAGGCAGCCCGAGACGATCAACGGACGCTACAATCCGGAATACGGCTATCCAGCGCGCGAGATGACGCGAGCCAATCAAGGAGACCACGACCTATGGTCAAGATCAACCTCTACGACCCAACCAACCCATCCGGCCCAAGGGCACAGCGACGGAAGCGGGAGTATCTTCCTGCAGCCACCTCCGCCGCCAACGCGGTGGGAGTAGTGCTCGTCAAGGAGTTCGGCCAGCAGGGGTGGATCCTGCAGGCGATGGACGCATGCCGTGAAGCGGTGCAGAACTGCATCCAGATGCTGTCAGGGTCTCAGGCTCCGACCATGAACAACCAGCCGCTGGGGCAAGGTGGTCAATACGGCTTCCCCGCGCGCACGGCGCAGGAACTCCTAGCCTCGGCGGATCAGGTTGCCCATGCCGGCAAGGTCTCCGCGGCGCACGTCGCGCAGCAGAACCTCGCGGCCCAGGCAGACCAGGCGCTCGCCGCCGGCGAGCTGGACATGTTCGCGGTCCTGCAGCAGCAGGCCGGACTGGCTGACCCTGCATCGCAGGGGATGCCTAAGGCGCAGGAGGTGCCAGCGGATGGAGATTCTTGGATCCTTTAAATGCCGGCAGTGCGGCAAGGTTGCGCGCACGCGCCGCGGTGGGCAGATGAACTTCTGCTCCCGGGCGTGCGAGCGCAGATTCATTCAACTCAAGGCCCAGGAGGGCCGAGACGCCAATGCTCGACGTCGTGATGGTGGGGCACCGCCCGAACTTCCAACGGATCGCCCATAGGACCTTGTCCGTCGACGGCGCGCGAACAACCTCGGTGATCCATGGCACGCTGCCTTCGATCGTCGACTTGATCGGCACCCCAGGCAAGATCGTGCTCTCCCTCGAGGGAGGCACGCACCACGACTTCGCAGCGGCTGAGGCCTACCTGCAGTCGCAGGCGATGGCGTGGCAGATCGTTCACGCTGACGACACCACGACCTACCACGAGGCGATGATGCGAGGCTTGGAGAAGTGCCAGTCGACGCTCGTTGCGATCGTTCCAGCCTGGGTCGAGGTGACCGACAAGCAGTGGGTGCAGCGCATGATCTGGCCTCTCGGCAAGGATCAGATGGCGCTGCTCTGCGGGACGGGCAGCGAGCAGGGTCCGGCGCGCGACCTGGCGCCAGGTGTCGTGAAGCCTCGCTTCTGGCCTGGCGGAGAGTTCTTCGTGGCTCGCCGGCTGAAGCTTCTGGAGAACCTGAAGCTCTGCAATCAGCCGGGCAAGTCATGGCAAGAGCAGCTGGCTCTGTCGGCCGCGGCGAACGGTTGGCGCATCTGGACGCATCCTGGCGTCCGCTTCAAGGTTCACGAACACGAAGAACATGGGAGGAAGAAAGTTGGGACGCAAAGCCGGACCGCCTCGAGTCGTCATCGCGGATGACAGCAGGCTTCTCTACTCCGACGACTACCGTCAGGGGTGGAAGTGGGGATTCGAGTCGATCGGGTGTCACGTGAAGACGTTCGACGTCGCCGTGCTGCGTCAAGGCCTCCGGGTCGGAGGTATCCCGAGTGCGCTGTCGATGGGGCGCAACCATTCGGCGAAGCCTCTCGCTGACATGATCGCGAACACGGATCCCGACCTCGTCTTCGCGCATCACGGGCGCGCGGCGTCGAACTCGATGTTCCTGGATCGCTTGAAGGCACGCGGCATCAAGACAGCCTGCTACCTCTGCGACGAGCCCTACGAGACCGGAGAGACCGCTGCCTACAGCCAGGGATTCGATCTCGTCTTCACGATGGATCCGTGCACTGTCGAAGTGCATCGCCAGTCGAGAGCTTCCCGAGACGGCGTCTTCTACCTGCCGCCGGGAGTCCACACCGACCACTTCAAGCTGAAGCCCTACTTCGTCGGCAACACCATGGTTCGCGAGCTGTCGACGCTCTTCATTGGCAACGGCACGCTGACTCCGCGCCTGAAGTTCTTCGAGCCGATCGATCGGATCGTTCCTGGCGCTGCCTTCCACTACCTGCGCAAGACGGTGACCAAGGCTGCGCACCGCAAGGAGTGGATCCCCTACGAGAAGCACCCCGAACTCTATGCGAGCTGCCGCATCGGGCTCAACGTGCACCGCTCCCCGTGGATCACGGAGGAGTGCTGGAAGACCCGCGTGGTGCAGCGCCACAAACAGCACTCGCTTCCCCGAGGGCTGCAGCTGCCGACATCGAAGCCCCCGCAGTGGGGCACCGGCTTCTGGAACGACGGCAACCTGCCGGCGGCGCACATCAACCCGCGCTTCCTCGAGATGGCGGCGTGCGGCACTCTGGTGGTCAGCGACAACCACCGCAGCGAGCTTGCGCGAATGTTCCCCGGCGCGCCGCAGGCCTCCGACCCGGACCACTACCTCGAACTCGTCCTCTACTACCTGGACCATCCTGAAGAAGCGGAGGCGATCGGCCAGAAATGCTCCTACCTGATTTCAAGTCGGCACAGCTACACGCACCGAGCAGCCGAGGTTCTGATCCGAGCTGGCTTGCGGGCTGCGCTGCTGGCCGACCAGCTTTCATCCTTGGGGGTGCTCGAGGACTGGATGACTCGCCAGGACTTGAAGCCGCCCGAGATGGACTCGTCATCGGAACGAACTGGACGCTCCGAGCGCTGGAGCCCTCAATCTGGCTTGTCGTGGACAAGGCAGTCTGGGAGTCCGAGCGACATGCAATCGGTCGATGCTCCGCTTCCCTGGTTGTTGTAGCCAACAAGGGGATCTTCGGTCAGGGCGCGTTCTCGATGCGCGGGGAGGCAATCTCCCGGATGATCGGCACACGGAAGGTCCAGCCTTTCCACATCCGGATCGCCAGGCCGAAGGGCACCGTGCTCTTCCCCGACGGCAAGAAGCGGAACGCCTACTCGCAGCCGTTCATGCCGCAGGCCTGCACCGACGAGTTCCACCCGGGCGGCAACAGCCTCTGCTACAGCCTCCAGCTCGCGTGGCTGATGGGCTGCAACCCGATCTACCTGATGGGCTTCACGCTTCAGTCCGGGAGCAGCTACTTCTTCCCCGGAGGCAACCCGGTGACCAGGCGGTCGACGCTCTACGACGAGCATCGGTCTCTCGACTGGTTGCGGTGGTTCGAAAAAAGCTGGCCCGGTCGAGCGAAACTTGTGGCAGGATGGAGTGGACCGATCTACGAAGTCTTCTCCGAGGTCTCCTGCGATGAACTTCTCCAACGACCTGAGCGCCAAGGCTGCCGGCCACCAGAACTCGACCCAGAGCCACACGGTCAAGATGCAGCCAGCGAATGGCACATCTAGCGCGCTGGCGGCGGTGAAGGCCAAGTGAGCGACCGCGGCGGACTCGACGGCCTCTCGATGTCTCGCGTGGACGCGACTGCGGTGCAAGCCCGCGGGATGGGCTCGTATTCGAGGAAGCCCAACACCGAGCCGATCTATTCGGCCTACAGCCTGGATGAGCAGGGGGTCGGTGACAACGCCCCCGAGAAGACGGCCCGGCTCTATGAGGAGTCGGTCGGCTTCAAGAATCTTGCGAGCAATCCCGAGGTGGCGATGCGCGCGAAGTATGCGGTGCTCGCCGGACTCAAGGATGTGTCCAACGTCCTTGAGTTCCTCCGCAACAAGTGGCTGGTGCTCTACCGCTACTACCGCGGCGAGGTGACGAACCAGTTCGCCTACGGGCGCGTGCCCGTGCATTCGCCGGAGCCCTACAAGATCGTCGAGACGATGCTGCCGAGCATCGTGCGCACGCTCTTCGGATCGGAGACGTGGTTCCGTCTCCTCGCCGAGGCCGAGGAGCACAACAACAACAGCCGCGCGCAGGAGCGCCTCTGCAAGCGCCAGCTCAAGGCGATGAAGCACGCGATCAAGGCCAAGCGCGGGATCCGCAACGGCCTGATCTACGGGACCAACATCCAGAAGACCTGGTGGAAGCAGGAGCAGGACACCGTTGCCTACCGGATCGGCAAGCGTCGGCCCGATCCGAACGTCCCCGGGGGCACCAAGGTCGAACTCGAGGAGGTCCGCCGGAAGGAGTTGACCTTCGACGGCAACTTCGTCGAGAACGTCGACATCTTCGACTTCCTCTGCCCGCCCAACGCCAGCGACATCGACGACGCGGAGTGGTGCGCGGACCGCTCGATGTGGCCGGACTACAAAGTCAAGGCGATGGGCGAGCTGGGCCACTGGCTGAACCTCGATCCACTGCGCGACCATGCCGGCACCGCCGACCTGAGCTTCGGTGACGAGTTCAAGGAGCGCCGCAGCTATGCCTACGGCGTGTTCGACCCGAAGAACGCATCGATGGCGCCACACATCCCGCACTACCAGGTGATCGACTGGTGGGGCCCTCTGGTGATCCAGGACAAGGACGGCAGCTACGTCACCAAGCAGTGCAACGTGGTCATGCTCGAGCCGGACGGCCCGCAGATCATCGCGCGCGTCACCGAGAACCCCTACTGGCACCGGCAGAAGCCCTACCAGGCGTGGAAGCCGATCGACCTCGAGGACGAGTTCTACGGCATTGGCGCGATCGAGATGATCGTGAGGCTTTCGCGCGAGAAGGACGTGAAGCGGGATCTCCTGCTTGCAGCGACGCAGCTCGAAGCGAATCCGATGTTCGCCGTGAGCGACCAGGCCAACATCCCCGACGGCCAGTTGATCGTGCAGCCAGGTCTGTGCCTCCGCGTCCCGGACGTGCAGAACAGCATCATGCCGATCCACGTGCCGAAGGTCAGCGATGCGGCGCTCAAGGCGGAGAACATTCTCACGAGCGACATCCGCGAGACGGCCGGCACGACGTCGCCCTCGATGGGCGCGAAGGATCCGAGCGGCGGCGGCGGCAAGACGGCGACGCAGCACACGGCCGAGATCGATCAGAGCAAGCTGCGCATCGCGCCGATGATCGAGAACTACGAGGAGCAGGTGATCCAGCCGATGCTCCACCAGATGGCGTGGAACAATCAGCAGTTCCTCAGCTACGAGACGGTGGTGCGGGAGACCGGCGGCCTCGGCCTGAACTACACCGACCGCTACACCATCGGGCCCGAGCAGATGCTCGGCCGCTTCGTGGTGTTCCCGCTGGCGAGCTTCAAGCTGCTCACCAAGCAGACGCAGGTCCAGCAGCTGGTCAACCTGTTGGATCGAATCCCGATGCTCGCGCAGATCTACGGGCCGCAGTCGGTCGATGGTCTGCGCCTTCTCGCGCACGTGCTCGAGCACGGCTTCGACATCCGTAACGCCGGCGAGTTCGTGAAGCTGCCGCCGGAGCAGTCCGAACTCCTGACAGCGCTGCAGGAGCAGGAGCTTTGGTATCACGGCAACGTGCCGCCGGTGCGCAGCGACGACAACCACGTGCGGCATGTCCATCTGCACCTGCAGGAGCTAGCCGGCGATCGCTTCCAGTTCCTCTACAAGCACGACAACGGCACTGCGGCGCGCGCGCGGGCGCACATCGCGGAGCACATGCAGGTCCTCGCTCTCACGCAGGAGCAGCAGGAGAAGCAGATCATGGACATGCAGCAGATCGCGAACGCCTTCCAGATCCAGCCGCCGGTGATGGGCGGGATCGGGATGGACGCTGCATCGATGAACATTCCAGGAGCCGGATCCCCCTCCCAACAGCCCGGCTCCCCCAAGGTTCGCCGCAACGAGATCGAGCGTGGTGAGGGAGGCGGATCCGATGCCTCCAGCAACGCGCAGTCGAGTGCGATGAGCCAGGCCCCCAACCCGGGTGCACAGTGATCGCAGAGAAGATCCTTTCCGCCGACCCCTTCTGGGACATCCGCTCCCAGGAGGGTGACTTTCGACAGGCTCTGGAGCTTGACATCCGGGACCTCGAGAAGGGGATCTTGACCGCTGAGAAGGCTCTTGCGCTGAGAGCCTCGCCGGGCTGGGAGCCTTTTCTTCAGACTGTCCGGGCTCTTCTGGAGTCCCGCACAGCCGAGCTGGTGGCCGCCAAGACCGCTCACGAGGCGACCCTGCTGCAGGGCCGGGTGCGCGAACTGCGGGCGGTCCTTGCGCTGATGCAACAAACGGAGCACAGTATGCAGGTTCTGCGGGACCGTTTGGCGGTCCGCATCAAGGAGCGCGACGCGCGCTTCGCTGGGCAGAAAGTGAAACCGCTAGGAGCAACCTCATGAACAACGAAGGCCTCGGGGCGATCAAGCCCCACACCGGAGACAACGCCCTGGTCTTGAACCGTGCGAGCGGTTTCAAGCAGACGATGAGTTCTCTGGAGAGCAAGACTCGTTCGGCCTACTCGGCGACGAGCATCAACAACCACTGGACGAGCCTTCCCGGCTCCGGCACGGGTGGCAACGTCAAGGGCTACGGCCACTGACACTCGGAAGGATCCAGGCATGGTGCCGAGAGGAGATCTCCGGACGGAGTGTGTGCTTGTGAGATGGCTACTTCCACTTCCATGAAACACCTGGATCCTTCACTTACGGGCTAAGCGTCCCGAACCGCTCACCATTGCGCTGTAGCCGAGTCGCGCCGGCAACCCTGCGCTGAACACCTGAGGCGGGAGTCGCGCACCGTCGAGACCTGATGACCGATCTACAAGGACAACCACAGCAGTCCGCTTTCAATCAGCGGTCGGATACTGCGGCGCTGGCGCTGAAGGGGCAACTCTCCCAACAGCTGTCGGCCATGACCGGGCAGCGGGTGGATCTTCCACCCACCCCGGTTCAAGTGAACGAGCATGGCCAGCCGGTAGGCTCGGAGCAGATCCCCCCCGAGGGGAGCTACGCCCGCCAGGCATGGGAACAGCAGCGCGCGGCGCGAGCGCAACAAGAAGCACTCGCGCAGCACCAGCGGGCTACCTATCCACAGGGGCAACCCCAGGGACCCGAGGCCGCCCAGCTCGATCAGCCACAGGAACAACACGAACAGGTATCTCAACGGACGCAAGAGCGGATTTCGTCGCTCGTCTCTCAGCTACGACAGAAGGACCAGGACTACGCGACGTTGCAGCAGCAGCTGCAGCAGCGCGACGCAACTGCATCGGAGCTGCAGGCGCAATACCAAGCGTCGCAGAACCAGCTTCACAGCATCATGCAGGAGCACCTCGAGCACCTGGACCCCGACACCCGTGCGCAGGTCCTCGCGGACGCGCGCATCAAGCAGGCAGTCGCCCTCTCAGAACAGCGGATCCTCCATGCGGTGGCTCCGAGGCTGGATGCGTTGCAAGTTCGCAACGACCAGCTGGAGAAGGTGAGCCTGTCGGGGCACTACCAGGGCTACGACCCTGGAGTGCATGACCATCTGATCGACGAGTTCCGGAGGCAGAACCCAAACTGTTCAATTGAGCAGGCGTTCCGCGCAGTCGCGACACCCGAAGAGCTACGTGTTGGTGGGGCCCGGCCTGCAAACCCACCGCCCCCGATGGTGCCTCCCGGAAACGGCGCAGCCACACCCCGGTATCTCCCTCAGCAGAACTCGCAGCCCGATCCAGTCGAGCAAATGCGCATGGACGCCGCGGAAGCGGCTCGCCTAGCGCGCAGCCTGGATCCGGCAGATCAGAAGCGGGCGCAAGCCCTCTTCGACAAGAACCTGCGAGATCGCTTGAGCGGAGTGCTACCCGGGCAACGCTAGCTGCGCGCAGCCCAAGAGACCTCGGCGTTGGTGGGGGAACACCGAACCCCCAACAATGCAATGGCTTTCGTAGGCTCTCTAGGAGTCATGAACTCCTTCGATGTCGGCACAGGCAACCGTGAGGACCTGCTCGACATCATCACCAACATCAGCCCGATGGACACGCTGTTCCTCTCGGGCTTCGAGAAGGTGCCGGCCAGCAACATCACTCACGAGTGGCTGGTCGACATCCTCGCATCCTTCGGCGATCCCGACGTTGGGAACGCCGATGTCCAAGCCGTGCCGGAAGGCTCGGACGCGGACTTCACGACGCTCGTTCCACGCAAGCGTCTCTGCAATCTCACCCACATCATCCGGCGGACGTTCGACGTCTCGGACACCCAGCGGGACATCAACACCGCCGGCATCCGCGACGAATACGTCTACCAGCTGCGCAAGGCGTCGATGGAGCTTGCCCGCTTCATCGAGTTCGCCCTCGTGCACAGCGTGCGGCAGTTCCAGACCGCGCAAGGCAACAACCCGCCGGCTTCCGGCGGTGTGCTGCCCCGCAAGATGGACGGCTTCTATGCCTACGCCGCCGCGCAGGATCCCACCTGTGCGACCACGCTGGGGCTTAGCTCCGACGAGATGGGCACTGTCACTGCAGTCGGCGGCTCCTCGCCGGCGAACTGCATCGACGAGTGCACGCTCAACGAGCACCTGCAGACGATGTGGGAGAAGGGCGCCATGACAGACACCCTCTGGGCCAACGCGGCGCAGAAGCGAAGCCTGTCCAACCTGACCCTCAACCCGAACTCTCAGATTCGCTACAACATCCAGGCGAACGAGAAGACCGTCATCAACACGGTGGACTACTACCAGTCCGACTTCGGGACGCAGCGGGTCTACTTGCACCGCTACCAGAACAACTCGCGGATCGCGACGGCGGAAGCCAACAAGATCCGCATCGCTGTTCTGCGGCCGGTGCTGTCCGTCGAGCTGGCCAAGCTGGGTAGCTCGACCAAGGGCATGATCGAATGGGAGGGCACCCTCGAGGTCCTCGCCCCCAACGCGATCGGCTACCTCGACACGCTCTGCACCGGCGTCGCCGGCTGCGCTGCGTAGCACCTTGATGCCTATGCATCGCCTCATGATGCATAGGCATCAACCTCCCCGATGCCCAGACCCAGACATCGCCTCTGTGACAAGTGCGGCTCGATGGCGGACAGCGTCCGCACCCAGAAACGCATGGTCGTGACCTGCGCGAAGTGCGGCTATCAGGTCATCAAGAACGTGGTCCGCAAGGGCGGAGGTTGAGGCAAGCGCTGCACCGACCGTCCGGTCCGGAAGGTCATCCGCAACCTGAAGATCTCATGAGATACGAGTTCACCTGCGACCACTGCGGCACCGGCGCCACCGTCAACTCGCGGGCGTTCTGTCCCCCGAAGGCACCAGCGTGCGTCAGCTGCAAGGCGACGACCCGCCGCCTCTACGGCTGCCAGATCGACACCAGCGGCTGCCGGGACCCGGACGACATCCCGGAGAAGGACCGCATCGCCTGCGGCGGCGCGGAGCGCAACCTGACGTCCGGCCAGGCTGACCGGATCGAGGCGCAGCACCAGGCGCACAACGAGGCGACCCGCGCGCAGCTGCGCGACGGCAACCGGGGCTCCTTCAAGAAGACCATGCAGATCCCTGCATCGCTCTTCCACGGCAAGATCAAGCAGACGAAGGACCCCAACTACTGGGACGATCCGCAAAACCGCAACAGGCACAAGAGCTGCCGGGTGGACCGCTGATGACGAGCTTGCTCCGCTACTTTCGGCTTTCATCCCGCTCCATCCGTGCATACCGGGTGTTCTTGGAGAACCCGGGCCCCAACTACTCGACCGGCGAGATCGACACGGGGTCCCTGTGGATCGACGGCTCGCCGATCTTCCGCAAGGTGATCGATATCGGAGCGCTTCCCGACAGCTCTTCGAAGCTCGTAAACCATGGGCTGACAGCGCCTTTCACCATCATCCACTACTACGGGTTCGCCACCGACGGCGCAGGTTCGATCGCGCTGCCGACGGGAGCTCCCAACCCGATTTCGATCACCTCGGATGCCACGCAGATCAACGTGACGACGACCACCGACCTGTCGTCGCTCACAAGTTGCTTCCTGACCATCGAATACATCAAGGCTTAGCCGATGAGCACCCCGACCTGGACCGACAAGTTCGACCGCGCCGACGGACAGATTGGGTCCAACTACCTGGTCCCCTGCGGGTCGGTCTTCCTCTTCGACGAGGCCGTGCTCCCGGTCGAGGTCGAGGAGATCAACGGCTCTGAGGTCCTGCAGGCGTCCCTGCAGCGCACCCAGGTCTTCTACAACGCCGACACCCTGGACGGCCCCGACCAGGTCCTGCGCGCCGTCTGGGGCCACGACAACGTCGTTCCCGCCGGCGTGGACACCCCGCCGAGCTTCACGATCCTCGCCCGGGCGTCGAAAGACCCCCTGGTGGTCGACCTGACGCCGCCGGAGGAATCCCCGGACTGCTACGACCAGTTCTACGGCCTCCGGGTGACCTGCCCCCTGGACGGCTCCAATCCCGTCCTGAAGCTCGTCAAGAAGACCCCCCTGCGCAGGGCCCCCAATCTCTCCGCGGCCAGCACGAGCGAATCTGACGACGCCCAGGTGCTCGCCTCGGTGACCCTGGCAGCGAGCGCCCTGCACGTCGACCCGGCCTGGGACGGCACCGGGAATGCGCCCTACCGTGGATTCTGGCAGGACATGCGCCTGCGGATCCGGCACGGCAACGACCAGGTGGTGCTCGAGGCCTTCCTGAACGACCGCTACCTGAACACCCCGATCCTGACCTACACCGACCGGGCGGATCCGCTGTGGTCGATCGTCGGCCTGCCCGGCTTCGAGTTCCTGTCTGCGGTCCTGAGCGCCCAGCCGGCCGGGGCGTCCCCCTACGCCCAGAGCGCCGAGGCGCTCATGCGCTGCACGCTCTTCAGCGCGCAGACCCTGAAGGTCTTCCGGCGCCCGGTGCAGGTCCAGCCGACGAACCAGTTCACCTACGATCGGGTGGTCGACCGGGTGATCCAGCTCGTCGAGAAGAACGGCGACGCGACCTACACCGCGACCAACAGCGGGGCGACCAAGCGGCAGATCTACCTCGGCTTCGTCATGGAGGCCGAGGCCGAGATCATCCGGCGCGAGGGCTACTACCACTGGCTCCAGCGCTCAGGCCAGATCAACCTGGCCGACCAGGTCGGCGTCTACGAGCTGCCCGGCGATGTGGGCGAGGTCCTCCAGATCCGTCCAGGGAACTTCGTCGGGCAGCCATTCCGCGAACTCACGCAGTTCGAGTTCCACCAGCTGCTCGCCGGCCGCGGATCCACCGGCGGCAAGCCGGGGATCTACCACGTGCTCGAGGAGTCGGTCAACAACCGCCAGCGCATCGAACTCTACCCCGTCCCGCTGGTGCAGGCGATCGCCGTGAACAGCCAGACGGACGACACGCCGTGGATCGCGGTCGACTACTACGCGCGCCAGATGGTGCCGGACAACCCGGCGATGCAGATCCCCTTCGTGCCACAGCAGGACATTGACGTCCTGATCTACGGCGCCACTGCAGCGGCTCTCCTGCTCGACACGGACGCGAAGAACACCGAGCAGATGACGATCCGCTACGAGATGAAGCTCAAGGACCTGCGCCGGAAGAACAACCGCAAGTCGTCGACGAGGCAGACCGTGATGCGCTGCGCATCCGACATCTACGACGACAACCCGAACAACCAGGTGCCGCTCCTGCGAGCCACCCAGCTGGGGAACTTCATCCTGTGACCGCCTGGCAAGAGTTCCCACTTCGCGCGCAGGGCCGTCCCTGGCCAGGCATCAACACCAGGTCCGGCACTCTCGACGACGGCACCGGCCAGATGACCGACGAATCGGTCAACTGCATCATCAACCGCGCTGACCGGCTGTCGAAGCGCAAGGGACTGATCCGCGGACTCGATGAGCGCTTCGCCGGCGCCGTCTGCGGGCTGCACCGCTACACCGACGAATGCGGGATCGAGTGGCTGCTGGTTGCCGACGAGGAAGGCATCAGCATCAGGCAGCCGTTCTCCATCCCGTCGTTCCCCAACAGCGATGCCTACCCATCTGACGACTTCCAGTCAGCCGGCGCCGTCGACCCCAACTTCTGGAACAACACGGATGCCTACATCCAGGCCGGCGGATCCCTGCGACTGGCAGGGTCGCTCCTCAATGGTGGCGACATGTCCTGGTTCAAGGATGCCGCCAACTTCAGCTACCAGATCGAGGTCGAGTTCGACCTGGATCCCGACAGCCGGGTGGTCGGAGTCATCAAGCAGTCGAGCGGCAGCTCGAGGATCGAAGGGCGCATCATCGCTCTCGACTTCCTCGACCCCAACGAACTCCAGGTCGACCTGGTCTGGATCTCGTCGCTGGGCGTCGTGTCAGTGCTCGGATCCGAACTCATCAACATTCCATCGGGAGTCCGATCAGGCACCTTCACGCTGAGCTACAGCCGCGAGATCGGATCCTCGAGCAGCGTCTTCCGCGTCAAGCTCGTCGTGCAGCCGACCGATGTCGGTGCCGTCACTATCGAGGACTTCGGAACCCTGAACGTCATCGACGACGCGGATCTCGGACAAGGCACGTCGCTGCGCATCGAGCGGGACAGCGCGGCGTCTGTCCCGAAGATCCTGTCCGTCCAAGGGGAGCCGATCTGATGGCACTGCGCTACGCCAAGAGCACGACGATCCCACTGCTCACCTTCTCGGGCAGCATCACCCAGGACAGCGGCAACATCACCGACGACGGCCTGCGAGTGCTGCGCTTGTCCAACAGCTG